ATCAGATAGTTGTGTGTCGCTATCCCAGTCCCCTCCCCAGCGAAGTGGTATATCCATGCGAAAAGCACAGCCTTTAACAAAACCACCAAAGTAAATAAACCGCTCTCTGTCCTCCCAATCCACAGGATAGGGAGCTACATCTACAGCAAATGATGGTTTTTGGTTGTGTTTGCCATTTGGCCACTTGACTTTTGAATGACCACTTTCATAAGCGGTGTCCTGCCCATTTCTGTCTCGAAAACCGACTAAAACAGAACAGTCAAAGTGCTTTACCACTTCATTGAAGAGGATTTGTAAGTCCTCCTTGCAAGTTGCGAGCCTTTTTTTTGATGTTCTACCAAATTTAGGCATTATGCCTCCCCCCTTATTCCGTTTTCTCCTAAAAATTTAACTATGCGGTTGTTTTCATCAAATTCAGACTTGCAATGTGGGCACAACCAGCCTATAACTTCGTCAAAATGGCCTAAAAGACCTACTCTTTGCGTATATTTATCGCCTAAGTGCAATTCCTTGCTACAAATAGGGCAAGGATCAATAGTACTAGTCTTCTTCGTCTTTTTCGATTCTTTCGACATGTGCGATGATTTCTGGTTTTCCATGATCTTTGACCTCCTCTAGCTGTTTAGGCGAAAAACCAGACCAAATTTCTAGTTTTTCTGATTTATTTTTATTTATCTCGAATAATCCAGATATTTTAGATAAACTGTCAAGTGACCTTAGTTTTGCAGTATCACTCTCAGCCATATCCGCAATTGTTTTATAACGCTCAATTAACCAATTATCAGTAACACCTTCTTCTTCGAGCTTCTTACGTATTTCTTTATCTATCATTTTATCTATTCTCTCCGTTTTTAATAATTTTTCACAGCGATCTTTAATATAGACATCAGACTTTGCATCAGGATATGCAAGTTTGTAAGCTTCAACAGTACTCATGCCCGTAACAGCGTATCTTGCAAACATCAGCTCTCTTGAAGTTCTCCCCCTTTTATTAAATTCTTCTTGTCCGATGTTGTTTCCAGAAAAAGTGTAGATATTATCAGCAATACCATTTTCGCCAAGCATTTCTTTGTTCATGTCTTTTGCAAGAAACGTGCCACAAACAGTGCGGATGCAAATAGCATTCTTTTTAATTTTTTTGCCTACATTTGTCTTTCGCAGGATTTGACACACAAATCCGTCATCAGTAAAAACCCATTCACCTTCATCACCATGACGCCAGTTATGACGAACAACCCCTTCTGGATTGGAGATTGTAAATTCTTCCAAATTGTCGTACAGAAAGTGCTTTGTATTTTTTATCTCTTTGAAATCCATAGTTAAATTTACATCAGATTTTTAAATTATCCTAATTTTTCCCCTGTATAATATATATATATATAATATATAATATATAATAAAGTTCCATATTAGTACAGAATTATACAGAATACTCTGTCAAAATTTGATTTCTATCACAAAAATAGCTGAATTTGAAAAATAGCATTAGAATGAGTGTCCCCCTTTTTTTATCCGCATACCCCCGTTGAATTGTCCTCTAGGGTGGTCGAATAAGGTTCTTTTTTACATTAGATTATAATCTTAGTTAGTTTTACCTTGATATTTGAGGAAAGGGGATGCAATACCATTAGATAAACAAAAACCCCACCTTTAAGTGGGGTTAATGTCTTACGATGTGTGTTAATGAGTGTGTGTGGGTGAGTGTGTTACCTTGCCTTATGTGTACGCAAGGGATTTAATAGCATATCACAACCCACTAACATCATGAGTTATCCATCTATTACTTATACACTTCAACACTCACATCACCATTAAGATTATCACATTCGGCTATTGCATCCACTCCAACATTCAACGTCTTTCTTATATCACCGTCTTCATCTACTTCACTATCTCCAACCATGAAGAACCATAACTTTTCACCATTGGGATTATGAGAGAAATACTCCTTCGCTTCCTCTTTGTATTCCTTTGGATAGTGTTTAGTATTCACCTTTATTGCTTTATGCTTTAGTTCATACTTTAACTCTTTATTCTCCGCTTGTAACTTTGCTCTATCATCATCTACAATTTTAAAATCATCATTCGCAATGCTTTTAAAATGTTTAATCTCCGCTTTTAACTCTTCTATTTTACTTGCATCTTCACGGAGATACTTACTTGCGTTCTCTTTTAACTCTTTAATCTCCGCTTTTAACTCTTCAATCTCCGTTAATAATCCATCATCATAGTCATCACAAACTTTTGAATCGTGGAAGATATCCGCCTTCAACTCTTTAACTTTCCCTTTTAACTCATCCGCTTTATTTACCATCATTCTACACTTCTTACGAGACTCCATAAGTTCCGCTTTTAACTCCGCCACCTTATCCTCTAATCCCTTAATAACTCTCTCATCCGCTACCGCTACCGCATTTTCCGAGCCTAACTTACCTATGATAACATCATAATAACTTTCTAAACGTCCCATGAACACCCTCAAGCCATGCAAAGCGGATTCATGTAAGTGGGTATCCTCCGCATCCACTACATATTTTAACGCACTTATTACCCCATTGAACTCTTGAATTTTATCATCATCATCTTTAAATGGTGCAAATAAATAGTTCCTCATATTAATTTTCCTCCTTTCTCTCTTTAATTATTAATGCACTTAATTTCATTGTCCTACCATCTCTAACTAAATATAAATCATTATTTATTATTGTTATGCCATAATCATTTATATCATCATAGACTTCATTATTTGGATTTGATTTCATTTGCTCGTTCCTTTCTTATTTATTAATGTTTCGAATAAATAAATATAAAACATTATTTATATTAGAACATACATTTATTTAATTTAATCAAATACTTAAAATAATACTTGCATATGTTAAATACTCTTTTTATATTTCATACCCCTAGCGGAAATGGTTTTTGAAATAGAGAGGCTTTATTAGACGATAGTTTGGAAAGATAACCTAATAAAAGCGGAAAGAAAATATAACTCAAATAATAAGATAAAGGAGCAAATCATGAGTTCACTACTTAGTGGTTTAAAGGTAGAAAGACAAGCAAAGGCAACAACCAACGCCAATAGTACTCAATTTGATATTATCAAGGCGAGTGTTAACAAAGCAATCCATGAGCATCTACTTACGGAGTTCTCGGAGTATTATGTAGATTGTGGTGGTACGGAAATTGCTAAGCGTGATAAGGATGGGAAAGTAACGGATGATTCATTCGTTAATGGTTCTAATACTTATCGGTTGCTAATTCCAATTGAGGAGAAAGTAACTTTGACCGATGGCAATAATAAGAAAGTTCTTGCTAATGCTTGTAGGGTAGGCAAACCAACAATGTATTCCGAAGGAATTCAAAATTGGATCACGGAGTACGTAAAAATAAATGGCAAGACTCACCTATGGAATAAAAAAGCGGGTAAATTCACTTTAGATACTACAAAGTAAATTAACCTAGCAATAATACAAATTACCCTTACTGATTAAATTCGGTAAGGGTTTTTTGTTGGGGTCACTTATGAAATTTTGATTAAGTAAAAACAGAAAAGGAAAGGAAAGAGCATGAATAATTATATGTTTGCAGAGTTCAAAAGCCAAGAAGAATATCAGGATGCTTATAAATCGGTCATGAACAATACATTAAAGGATGATCAGTTTGAGTTAGTGGTATTCATTGAAAGGCTAAGATCAACAATGCT